GCATACAGACCGTTGATCCCTTCCTGCGAGTCGCCGAACCAGTTTTCGGCGTTGATGGTCTCGCTGATGAAACGCATCGCGCCCTGCAGCTCGAGGGCCGGCAGCGGGATGTTGCCGAGAGCGGCGCGAGCGATGTCGTCCAAGCCCCACGAGGCGTGGCCGATCAGCGGCGCGACGTTCTGGCTGTTCTTGGAGACCTGAATGTCGCCGCGGGTGCCGATGTCCTTGTAGGAGCGCGACAGCCGACCGCCGGTCGTCCAAGTCTGCGCCTTCCAAGTGTAGACCTCTTGGTAGGGCGCCGGCTGGTCGACGGCCATCGGAAACGCGGTCATCGAGGTCAGGTCGGTCAGCGGCTGCTGAGCGATGACGGCCGAGACGTACTCGAGCTCACGAGCCAGAGCATAGCCCGACGCGGCGTCGGAGCGGAAGCCCATGCTCTTGCCCAGAGCGTCTACGGTGTGGCGAAGCTGGCTGGCATCGTAGCGATCCCACCGCTTTGCGGTCTTGTTGGCGCCGATCGGATCCATGTCGAACACGGTGCGACGGCTGGGGAACTTGATCTCGCTCATGATGGTTCTCCTGTGTTCCCTTAGCCTTACGCCGGGAGGTTGAGCACGAGGGCAGCCTTGTTGTTGCCCGCGACGGTGAAGCTTCCGGCCCACTGGACGTTCGCCAGCAGATCAGCGTTGCCGCCGTCGTTGTCCTTGCGGAACGAGCCCTTGGGCTTGCCCACGCCAGCGGTCTTCTGGATGTAGACCGGATCGGCCGGGGTGACATCCTGAGTGCAGTAGACCCACACGCCAGCGGTCTTCTGGACCACCGGCATGTTGGGATTGCCCGCGTTGTCGTACACCAGCGACTCGATGGCGAGCGAGCCGTCATCGAAGCACACGCCGAGGAAGTTGCCGTCGTACAACTTGGCGCTGTCATTGGTGGCGTCGTAGCCCACACCGTAGCCGGGGGCGACATCAGTCGCGTCGACCAGCACGTAGCTGCGAACGTACTTGTTGGCGTCGGCGCCGTAGGCGAGCTGCCCGATGGTGCCGGCGGTGAGGCGAGCGGTAACCGAAGTGAAAGCTGCCATTGGATCTCCTGTTAGCCCCACCGCGAGCGGAGCAGTTCATTCGCCGAGGGCGCGGCGTCCTTCTTGCCCTTCTTGTCCTTGCCCTTGCGATCATAGAGATCGGAGCCTTCGACTTCTTCGTCGTCGTCCATCTCCTCGTCGTCGCTGCCCTTGTGCATCTTGTCGGCGTTCAGCGCACCGGCGATAACCGAGGCGGCCGAGTGCTGCTTGGCGGCGAGCTCGAGGGCCGCATCGAGGCGGGCCACTACGTAGTCGTCCGAGCGGTCGTCGCCGACGGTCACGCCGAGCTTGGCGAGCATGTCGACGCGCACCTGGCGATCGCTCTTGTCGGCGCAGTCGTACTTGCGACCGCACACGGCGGTGGCCAGCGTTTCGAGCTGCACGCGCGCCTTGGCGGTGGCGACGGCATCGGCCTTCACGGTCTCGAGGGCCTTGGTGTGCTCGGCCTTGGCGGTCTCGAGCGCGGCCTTCGCGGCGTCGAGCTCGGCCTCGGCGCGATCAGCACGAGCGGCGGCCTCGGTGGCCTTGGTGTTCAGCGCATCGAGGTGCGCGGTGGCGGCGGCAGCGGAGGCGCTGTCGACGTCCAGCTTGAGGGAACCGATCATCAGTGCGGCCATGCAATCCTCGCTCGCGTCGATTCGTTGCGCGTTGTGCGCGACTCCCAACCATGCTGGGACAGCCGCAACCGCCATGTCAACAGCATCCGACGTTTGCCGCCGGGCGATACTCTCGGCCCACCGCTTGCCCGCGTCGCCGCCCCAAAGCTCCCACGCCACCTTGCCGCGGGTGGGATAGCCTTCCTCGCCCTTGCGGAAGCCCTTGGCCTTCTTGTCGACCTCGTGCCGGGCGAAGAATGAGACCATGCGTTTGATCGTACTAAGGCTGACCGGTTGCCGATTGGCGAGCTGGCGAGCGCGAGCGACGCCAACCTCAGTACCACCGCGCCGGCTCGGCGGGAGCTCCTCGCGCATGGCCAGCGCCCGGCGAGCGGCTGCGGCAACATCGGCCGGCGGGCGAAAGCTCGCCTCGTCCTGGCGTGGCTCCTCATCGGGCTGGTCGTCGCCCTCGTCGACATCGGAGGCGTCGGTCTGCACGCGGACGTCGGGGCCATGCCGGCCACGGTCGACCAGTGCGACGTGATTCGCGCGGCGGGCGACTTGGATCGAGTCATAGGCGATGCCCTTCCATGTGCCGGGCGTTGGGTCGAGGTCGCATTCGTAGCCGAGCGACACTTCGCGGTGAGTGGTCATCGCAGCATCGATCGCGAGACCGTCCCAGATGGTGATCGAGCTGCCGATCATGTCCTGCAAGCGCACCACCGTCTCGCCGATGCTGCCGACCGCGAGCTGCCGCGCGTTGTCGCGATTCACCGGCCGCACGGGATGGTTGAGCGTGACTGGGGCCAGCCGCAGGCTGTCGAGCCACTGCGGATTGGTCAATGTCGACATCGGCACGAACTCGCGCCACGTCCGGTCGCCGTCGACATAGGTGTAGACGCCTTCCTTGGCCAGCGTCGCGCGACCGATGAAGCGGCCGCTCGTGGCCTCGATGGCGTCGATCTTGAAGTCCAGCGTATCGGTGCGCTTCTGCATGGTGTCCATGGTAGCGGTCGGCCTCACCGTCGCGTCAAGGTGCGTCTTTCGGCGAGGCGCACTTCGCTAGCGACTTCCGACGCCGCGCGCTTGCGGATCGCCTCTTGGCTCGCGCCTTCGCCCTGCTTCTGCGTCGGGCCGAGGGCTGCCGTGCGTTCGATTAGCTCCTCTTCGCTCCACGTCGAGGTGCGCCGGATGTCTTGGGCCGATGTCACGGGCGACGCCGTGCAGCGACACTGGATCGGCTCGCCGGGGTGTCCGATCGGCGGCGGGCTGTCCCACGACCAGACCGAGTGTTGAAGCGCGACGTGGGTCGGCCGCTCGCGGTTGTCCATGACGCCGATCCACTCGTAGTGGTTGAAGCCGGCGGCCTGCTGCTGCGTGCGGTTGCAATCGCTGTTGTACTTGCCGACCTGGTCGCGGGCGATGAGGGCCGCCCGTCGTTGGGCGATGCCTTCCTCTTGCTCGAGGCGGCGGGCGATAGTCTCCCAACGAGCGCCGGCCGGCACCATCTCGCGCACGATCACCCCGATACGCTCGGAGATCTCCTGTGGCTGCGACGTGATCAGCTCGGCATTGACGCGCACCCAGCGATCGCGGGCGACCTCGAGCGGCGAGCCGGGCTCGATCGGATTGACGCCCAGCGTCTGAAATACTCGCAGGTTCGCGCGCACGGCATGGCGTTCGATGTCGCGGGCGATGACGTCGGGCAGGCCGGGCGGCAGGCCGTCGGCGAACAGGTCAAGCCGCCGTTGGGTGGCGACAAGGGTCTGTTGCACGATGGTGGGCAACGTGAGCTGCGCGCGCTCGGCCGGGGTGTGCGGTCGATTCTGCTCGGCTGCTCGTCGGGCCGCTTGCCGCTCGGCGCCACGTTGGGCAATCCGCACGGCGGCCTCGGGCTCCGGTGGTCGCAGTTCCTCCTCGGGTGGCTCGTCGGCGTCGGCGCGGGCCTGCTCGGCGTCGGCCAGTGCTTGCCATAGCCAGAGCTCGTCGATGAGCGGTCGCACCAGCCAAAAGGCATCGGCCGCGATGCGCTGGAGCTTGCGCCGATAGCTGGCCTCGACAGCGTGCGGGAACGGCAGCGGCGGCGTCTTGATCGGCGGCTGCTTGGCGAGCTCGGCGAGGCGCGCGCGATTCTGTGCGAGCGGATCGTCGCGAACACCGCCGCGAACTGGTCGCAGGTCTTTGCCTTTAGCGAGCGGGCGAAGCGGTCTCACACGACCTTGATCACCAGCGGCAGCTCGGGCGCACGCTGCTGGATCGCGCGGTACGCTGCACCCTCGACGCCGGGCCGGCGCGGAGCATGGAACGACAGTTCATCGCCGCCGGGATAGGTGACGCGAGCGCCCCACCAGCCGTCCTCGCGCTCGTGCAGCTCGAGCAGCACGAAGATCTCCGGCTCGGCTGGGGCCAGCTCGACAACCGGCGCCGCTTCCTCGACCGGGTCGACGGTGACGACGACGACCGGCGCCTCGAGCTCCTCGACGGGAGTCTCGACGGCGGCGGCCTTTGGCTTGGTGCTCTTTTTGGTGGCCATGGTCACTCCTCGGGCAGGCCGGGCTCTGGCGCTGCGGCGGCCGTCTGGGCCTCGGCCTTCTGCTCGCTGATCGCTTGATCAAGAGTCGTTTCGTAGCTGTAGGAGACACCGCCGAAGCGCGACTGGCGAATCTCCACCGGCTCGAGCGCGTCCATCTGATAGTAGGCCTGGTCGACCTTGGCTTGCCGTTCGCGCCGCTCGATCTCCTTGTCGAGGTCGGGCGGATCGATCGGGTTGGCGCGAATCACCCACCGGGGCGGCAGCTCGCCCTTGGTCGGGCCGTCCTTCGACGCGAAGATGAGAGTGGTCAACCGTGTCAGCTGCGGGATGACCGACTGCACCTGCCAGCCGTGGACGTACTCGGCCCACAGGCGGTGGTCCTCTTGAGCTCCAGCGAGGCGGCCTGATTGATTACCCCACAAGCGCGACTGCGGGATCCGCGATGCGCCGGCGATCTCGATCTTGAACTTCTCGAGCAGGCTATCGAGGCCGCCGACGGGCTGGCCGAGCCGCTGGTATTCCTCGGCGTCGGCATCGATGAGCGCCAAGCCGAACGCGCCGAGGCCCATCTTGAAGGCCTGCGTCCGTGTGATGACCGACGAGACCTGATCGCTCGCGAGGTTGAGCGAAAGATCCTTCATCTTGAGCACGCCTTGCGCGAACTCGGAGACCGTGACGGCCACGCCGTCGAAGGCCATCCCGTAACGACGCAGCGCGTCAAAGCACGCCTCGTAGACCGAATCGCCCCACGTCAGGTTGGCCACGCGAGTCAGCATGTCGGTGGGGACGCCGTTGAAGCGGAGCAGGCGCGACCAGTGGACGCGATAGCTCACCGTGTTGGTCGACTGGCCGTAGGGCGTGACCTGGTAGTACACCGGGAGGCCAAAGTTGATGCTGTCGACGTCGTCGTCGTACAGCGAGATGTCTGGCAGCGCGTAGCGTGCATCGACGATCACGATCTGCTTGACCGCGCCGAAGTCGCCCTCGGGCAGCGGCGTCGCGAGCGTCGTGTAGGCTTCCATGCCCGACTGCATCGGCTGCGACAGGCCGGCCGGAACGTCGTCGGTGAGCAGCAGGCCGACCGCGCCGCGAAAGACCATCGCCCACCGGAGGCCGTCGGCGCACTGCTGGATCGCGTGCAGCCGCTGCCACTCCTGCTTGACCATCGACTTGAGGTCGTCCGTCGGAGCGCCGCCGTCGGTGGCCTCGAAGTCGATCTCGAAACCGCTGCGGGTGGCATCGCCGACGACGTCGTCGACCAGCCGCTTTGCGATCCAGTTCTGTCGGTAGAGGTTCTGGAGCTGGTTCCACTCGATTCGAGCGCGCGCCTTGAACTCAAACGATTCGGTCTTGTCGCGACCGGGAAGGCCGGCGCCGGTGTAGAGCGACGACCAGCCGTCGGCGCGGGCCATCGTGCGCTCGGCCTGTCGGCGGGCGTCCTCCATGCGCGCTCGGCGACGCTCGGCGGCGGCGTCCTGTCGGGCGGCGTCGTCGGACATGCGGCGGGAGGTCTGATCGGCGATCTTCTTGCGTGCCATGGTGGCCAATCCTGCCGCTATGCCGAAAGGAGCGCAAGCGCCGCGTGACCGCTGCCGAAGTAGCGCAAGAGCTGCGAGGTCGCGTCGACGCGGTTGTCGCGCTCGTTGAGCTTGCGATTGCCAGTGAAGCGCAGCAGCTCGCGGCGGTAGTCGTAGAGCCACGGCGCCGACTTGGGCACCAGTACGCGACCGCCTTGGAACCACGGCGCCTGTGCCCACATGCGCTCGGCCTTCGAGCTGCGGCCGGGGTCGAGGGCCTGCGTCGCCCACCGCCAACCTGGTCGACGTCGCAGGTTCTGCACAAGCGGGCCGCCCACCGACTTCTTTTCGACGAGGATCAGATCGGGCTGATGCTCGCGACAGAGCTGCTCGATCCGTTCCTCGAGCGGCGCCAACAGCAGCTTGACCGCCTCGGCGTGCAGCAGGTAGACGAAATGGCCGTGATGCAGGCCGACGACGATGCCGGTCTCGTCGTTGGTTGCGCCAACGTCCTCCGCCGGGTCGATGCTGATGACCAGCCGACCTTTGCCACGCTCGGGCAGCACATCGAAGGTGTTATCGAGCCACGCCGGCTCGAGCATGGCGCCACCGGGCTCGAGGTCCCAGTCGCCGTCGATCCATGCCGCGACGATATGCGCCGGGCCTGCATGGTGGAGCTGCGTCAGGTACTGCTTTCCCGCCTCGGTGTCCGGTGCGAGGTAGGGGTTGTCCTTGATGGTCGACGGGATGTAGACGCGCTGAATCGGTGGCTTGCCGCCCTCGTCCGACCAGAACGGCGACAGCGGTCGCGATGGCGTGAGATACCGCGCCTTGAGCCATTCGTGACCGGGGCCTGCCGGATTGGCCGAGCTGATCATCCGGCACGGCACGCCGGCGGCCGAGCGCAAGGTGCCGCGCAAGAAGTCGATCGGGACCGGCGAGGGCCACGTGCCGACGTCGTCGTACAGGAGCAGCGTGTACTCGTGGCCCTGGTAGCGGTTGGCGTCTTGGTCGCTCTCGAGATACCGCAGCTTGAGCGTGGCGCCGCTAGGGAACACCCACGTCCGGCCCTGCGCTTGGTACTGCGCCCCGACCAACGGAAAAATCTTGAGCATCTCGGCCTGAGCGCCTTCGATCTCAGGAATCGACCGCCGAAACCAGACGCCCTTGGCGTCCTTGCCGTAGGTCGCCTGATGCTGGAGCCAGCAGCCGAGCATCCCGAAGGTCTTACCGCCGCCTCGCGCGCCACCGCAGAGGATGTCGGCGACCGGGCAGGTCACCAGCCACGTCTGCGGGCCGGGATTCGGCCGCCACGCGACTTTGGGCTTAGTCGGCGCCATCGCTCGGCGCCTCGATGGCCAGCGTCGATGCCCACTCGTCGGACGAGCTTGCCAGCGCCGGAACCACCACGACCTGAGCCGCCATCTGCACCGGGCCGCCGTCGGCGCCGGTCACCTGCGTCCGCATGGTGCGCCCGTAATTCTGCGGGTCTCGCCGCTCGAGCATCCACGCTGCCGCTTGCCAGTTGCCGTCATTCGCCGCCTTCTGGATCTTGGCGATGAGCTGCACGCGGCCGCTGCCTTCTGCTTCCTTTACTTCTGCCGCAAATTCCGGGAAATCCTGCCGCCACCGCGTAAATGTGTCATGGTCGATCCCAGCATAGCCGCACGCATCGCCGTAGCTTGCGCCGAGCCGAATCGCATCGCACAGCTTCTTGACCGTCTCAGGCGTGCGCTTGGTTGGCCGACCTGGACTACCCATCGAGCGCCCCGCTACCGGCCTCGACGTTGTTGGCCTTGGCCCATCGCGTCCACCGCCGCCGGATGACGTCACAGTATCGCGGATCAAGCTCCATCAGCCGCGCCTTGCGTCCGCTTTGCGCCGAGGCGATAAGCGTCGTCCCCGTTCCACCAAAAGCATCGCTTATGATTGCGTCAACTGATGTAAATGTTTCGATTGCCCACGTTGGCAGATGAATCGGAAAAGTTGCGGCATGAATGTTCGCAAACTCATTGTTCCGTTGAGGTGGCGCAGAATAAACGTTCTGCACTGTGCCTTGAAAAGAGGCGCATGGTATCGCCCTGCTCGGATTGGGTTGTGGCGATAGAAAGATAAGGTATTCAAAGCGATTAGCCATAACGTTGGCCGCCATCTGAGGGGCGCCGTGACCTTTATCCCAGATTGCAACGTCAACAAGATGCGATCTCATTTCGTGCAGATACTCAACAAACGCAATCTTGTTACCGGCAAGCTGTTGCATGTTGACACACAGGCACTTGCTAACCATCAGCCATGTAGAGCTAAACTCACACAATAGGTCTTTGTATTCGCCATGGGACTTGTTGTCTTGATACAGTCCATACTTGTTGTCTGTTGTGTGCGTGTTGCCTGATAGTCGCTCGCTATCGCCAGCATTGTAGGGCGGGGACGTAAAGCAAAGATCCGCCTTCTCGCCCTGCATCAACCGCTCGACCGCATCCACGCTCGTCGAGTCGCCGCACATCAACCGATGCGGCCCTAGCTGATAGATCTCTCCCGGCACGCTATGCACCGGCCCCGCCTCGTCGACCTCTGGCGGCTCGCCTTCTGGCTCCAGCACCGTCGGCTCGACATCGCCAAGCAGCCGCGCCAATTCCTCGTCGCTGAAGCCTGTATCCGCCAGCAGCGATTCGTCTGCCTCCTTCAGCTCGGCGAGCACTTGGCGCAACGTCGCATCGTCCCACGTCGCCACTTCGCCCACCTTGTTGTCCGCGAGCGCGAGCGCGTGAGCATCGGCCGGATCAAGGTCGAGCCATCGCACTGGCACCTGGTCGAGCTTGAGCTTCTGCGCCGCCGCATACCGCGTATGCCCTGCGATGATCTCGCCGTTGCGCGCGTTGGCGACGATGGGCGCGCCCCAGCCGAAGCGCCGGATGGACTTGGCCACCTCGTCGATCGCCGCCTTGTTGTCGCGAGGGTTGGCCGCCCACGGCTGCAATACCGTGAGCGGCTCCCAGACTGCCGCCGCCTGATTGTCGGGCACGTTGCGAAGGTCTTTGCTCACGCGCCCTCCAGCGCAGGTTAGTAGGTCAGATCGACCGACAGCACGTTGAGCACCACCGTCTCGCCTGCGCCAGCCGCCCACGAGGCGACGACGGTCACGTCGTTGGCGATGGTGGTGTTGACGTTGGCCTGATAGGCGCTCGCCACGTCGGTCACCGTCGACGGCGTCGAGGTCTTGTAGACCATGAGCGAACCGCTGTTGAACTTGCCTCCCGCGCCCACCGACTGGACGATGACGTCCGAGCTGATCAGGAAGGGATTGGTGGCCGCCGGGTCGTAGGCCGCAGTCGTGACGACGGTCGTCGCGCCCAGCTTGATCGAGAGCGTCAGGTTGACCGCGCCAGCCGAGGCAACCACGGTGCCCGCCGCGGTAATCCGCAACCGCGAGCCCACAGCCAGCGTGTTTGCCGGAATCGTCACCTTGGTAGCGAACGCCGTCGTGACGGGGCCAGCCGCACTCGCGACCGAATCGCTCACCGGAGCAAACGGGTTGTTCTGCACGACTTCCGCCGTTACAGCGTTGAGCTTGGTGGCTACAGCCTGCGAGGCCGGGTTGGAGTAACTGAAACCGGAGAGCCTCGAGAGCTCCTTGGCGGTGAACGTGGCGATCGGCATAGGAGCTCCTTGGGCCGCCTGGTCGTTAGGTGGCGGCGACCCTTGCAGCCTACCGCGCCGCACGCCGCAGGGTCAACCGTAAACCGCGGGCGCCCGCGAGGGACACGACGTGTCCCGCACTTTGCTCAACCATTGCGCGACCTTTCAGCCATTGGGACGCGAGGGACACGATTTGGCTGGAACTTTCCTAATTAGAGAAATTGGGCCTTTTTCCCAACCTGTAATTGGATCATGTGATCCCCATTCTAGAAAAAACGTGTCCCTCGTGTCCCTTCCCTTATGGTCTCAGCCCCTTACCACGGGACAAAGCGTCCCGAATCGAGGCCCGCGCTTGTCCCTCGTGTCCCTTTTGGTGGCCGTCTTGACGGCTGCTGCCCGTCGGGGTAGGGTTGCCAGCAACGGCCCGCAACGCCGTTGGGTTCCGGAGACAGCGCCCCATGTTCACCTCCTTGCTATCGCCCACGGCATCAGTACGGCCCGACGTCGCGTGTCTGTCTCCGCGACTTCCGGGGTTGCGCCTGCTGGTGTCGTGGGCGATGGCTGGAGGCTCGCATGCGACCTGATCTCGCCCAAGCTGCCACCTTCGTCCGCATCCTCACCGGCTCGTCGCTCTCGGCGATGACTTGGCAGACGTTCGACGATTCGCCGACCCGGCGCGACCGCACGATGGCGGCAATCCTGCACGGTCCTCTTGCCGCGGTCTCCTACCAGCTCGCGCGGGCCAACGCGGCCGGCGCTGGCGTGTTTGTCACGGTGAACGAGACCGATCTGCACGGCCGGCGGGCCTCAAACATTCGCTCGGTGCGCGCCCTGTGGATCGACACCGATGGCTTCGTCCCGAGGTCGTTCCATCTGCCGCCGTCGCTGGTGGTGCGGTCGTTTGCCGGCGTCCACGCTTACTGGCGCCTCTCGGACACGATCCCGCTCGCCGACTTCCGCGGCCACCAGAAGCGCCTCATCCAGCACTATCAGTCGGACCCGAAGATCCACAACCTCGACCGCGTGATGCGCGTCCCCGGTTTCTGGCACTGCAAGGGCGAGCCGTTCGCGGTCGAGATCGTCGAGGACAGCGGCTGCACATACCGTGCGTCGGAGGTCGTCGCCCAGCTCGCCCCGCTGCCCGCGCCAGCGCCCCGCCGCCAGCTCCGCACGTCGCTCTCGGGCATCGATTGGGCCGGCCTCGACGTGATCGACATCTTTGGCTCGGCGGGATTCTCGCCGCGTGACTTGGGCGGCGGGAAGTGGGCGATCATCTGCCCGTGGACCGGCGAGCACTCGCACCCAGACTGGCACGGTCAGACCACGTCGACCGTCATCTGGGAGCGCAGCGCCGGCAGCCCGGCGACGTTCTACTGTTCGCACGCTCACTGCGAGGGCCGCAAGTTGGCCGACGCGCTGTCGGCGATTGGCTATCGACCTTCGCCGGAGGATGTGGTTCGCTCCCGGCTGCGTGCCGCCGAGGGTCTCTACCAGCGCACGCTCGCCGAGCAGGGAGGTGCGCGATGAGGCCGTTGACCGACCTCGGCAACGCCGAGCGATTCGCCGACCAGTTCGCCGCCGAATATCGATACGTTGCAAGCCGTGACCAGTGGCGCCGGTGGGATGGCAAGGTCTGGGCCGTCGACACGACCGAACAACGCTACCTTGCGGCCCGTCTGGTGGCGCGCGGCATCCAGCTCGAGGCCGCGAGCGCCGCCACGGTCGAAGGCATGAACGCCGTTCGCAAGTGGGGCGAATCATCCGAGAGCCTGTCGCGCCAACGGGCGATGGTGACGCTGGCGCAGGCCGACCGCCAGATCGCGACCACCTTCGAGCGATTCGATGCCGATCCGAACACGCTCAACACCACCACGGGCCTCGTCGATCTACGCACCGGCGTCTTGCACCAGCACCGGCCCGAGGACTATTGCAGCCGCATTACCCGCGCCGGATATGCGCCGGGCTCGAGCGCGCCGACGTGGACCGCCCTTGTCGCCTGGGCAATGCGCGACGACGCCGAGCTGATCGGCTGGCTGCAACGGGCGATCGGCGCCAGCCTCTACGGCCATCAGCAAGAGCAGATCTTTGCCTTCTGCTTTGGCGGTGGAGGCAACGGCAAGGGCTCGATCTTGAACGCCATTCGTCGCATCCTCGGCGACTACGCGACGATCCTGCCCGGCTCCTTTTTCGAGATGCAGAAAAACAAGCCGCACACGACCGAGATTGCCGACCTGTTTGGCGCCCGCTTCGCCGTCGGCTCCGAGGTCTCGCCCACAGCCACCCTCGACGAAGGCAAGGTCAAGGAGCTCACCGGCGGCGACCCGGTCAAAGCTCGGCGCCTGCATCAGGACAACGAGGAGCACGAGCCGACGTGGACGCTCTGGCTCAGCGGCAACAGCAAGCCGCGCATCCGTGGCACTGACCGTGGGATGTGGCGCCGGATGCGGTTGATCCCGTTCCTCGCGCAGATCGAGGACCACCAGATCGACCGCGAGCTGCCGAACAAGCTCATGGCCGAGGCGGATGGCATTCTGACCTGGGCCGTCGAGGGCGCGATGATGTGGCACACCGACCGGCTCGGCATGTGCTCGGCAGTCGAGCAGGCGTCGCTTGAATATCGCGAGGCCGAGGACGTCGTCGGCCAGTTCCTCGAGGACTGCTGTCTTGTTGACGCCGCGGCCTCCTACAGCACGCCCAAGGCCGAGTTCAGGCGCGCGTTCGAGAATTGGTGCATCGAGAATGGCCTCCCGATCTTGTCGGCCAAGGCTGTCGCCGACCGGCTCGTGAAAGAGGGTGTGCGCGAGCTCAAGTCGAACGCCACCCGCAGCTGGCGCGGCGTGCGCCTCGTCGCCAATACGCCGCCGGTCATCCGGCCGCACTGGAGCGCCGACTGATGCATGGCCCGCTTCTTGATGACCCGCTGTCCGACCAGCCGCAGCTCGTGTGCAGTGTGTGCGGCGAGCGCGACTTCCACCAGCCCGATCTGGCCCCTCAGTGGGGCGACCCCTACGTCTGCCACCTGTCGGTGGTGTGCGACACCTGCGGCTCAAAAAACCACCTGCGAGTGCAGTGGCGCCTTGGCCGCGTGACCTTGACTCAACGGAGCACCCAATGTCTGCCAATTACAACCACCTAACCATCGCCGGCCGCCTCGGCGCCGACGCCGAGAGCAAGACCGCTGCCAGCGGCACCGCCATCACCCGCCTGCGCGTCGCCAGCTCGGTAGGCTACGGCGACAAGCAGCAGACCCTGTGGCTGGCCTGCACCGCTTTCGGCAAAAGCGCCGAGTTCGCCGCCAAGCTCAAGAGGGGCGATGCGGTCCTTCTCGCCGGCCGTCTCGAGCCCAACGTGTGGACCGACAAGCAAGGCGTCGAGCGGCGCGACGTCGTCCTGGTCGTCGACACCGTGCAGGCCCTCGGCGCCAAGCAGGCTCCGGCAGGCAATCCTTACGGCGGCGAGGACGTGCCCTTTTGAGGTGACGGATGTTTGACAAGGCCCAAAAAAAGCTGTGGCGCCACGGGCTGATACGCTGCGAGCACCGCAACAGCCGATATGTCACGATCACGACCGCTGGCGGCGCCCGCGGAATCCGCGAGCAGTGCCTAGATTGCGGCTGCCTCGACTCGACGCCGCACAAGCTGGCCGACCATCCCGACGCCCAGTCGGCCGACATGGCCGCCGCGGCCCGCTGGCAAGAGTGGCGCGACGCCGCAGGCAAGGCCGCACAGGCCGAGGCCCAAAAGCGCCACGCCATCAGGCAAGCGGCCAAGCCAGCCGAGGATGCCGACTGGTGGCAAGCGTACAGCGACTACCTGCAGGGCGACGCCTGGCACGCCGCGCGGCAGCTCGTTCTGCGCCGTGACGGTGGCCGATGTCAGGCCGCACTGCCCGGTTGCACCCGCGCCGCCGTGCAGGTTCACCACGACGGCCGGCGCGCCTATGCTTACCACAACCGCCTAGGCGCCACGCCGCTGTTCCTGCTGCACGCGGTCTGCGTCGCCTGCCATGCAGCCATCACCAAGGCCGATAGGGCCGAGAGGGAAGCCGGATGACCACCTGCCCACACTGCCACCAGCCGCTGCCGCCACCCGTGATCCGCTTTGCCGACCTCGCATGGCTGCGCGAGCT